CGTGAGCCTTTTTGTCTAATGATATACTGAATAGCATCGCCTTCAGCTTTACCTATTTTATTCTTTATAAAAAACTCCATAGGTTGAATTTTGAAGTCTAAGTAATGTTCACCACCAACTTGTTCATTAAACGAACTCATGGACAGACTTTATTCCATTTGCCACCCTTTGACAAGACCATAGGCAACAATTTTGGTAAACCATCGATGATGATACCACAACCAATTATCGGTCTGGATTTTTGTGTTTTGCAATATTCAAAAGCGAGAGACTTAGCATCTATGAGACAGCCTACTTGCATACCCCAATTCAAGTTGTTAGGATTACCCCAGTACTGTATGGAGCAAGAACTATGATAGTGGCCTTGCACCGTTGGACAGCCATATTGTTGTGCTACCTTCAAGACGTTGGCAGCTTTACCATGACAAAAGTAAACCTGTTGGCCATTAGACATGGTGATAAGGAGATCATCGTGCCATACCCAACCAGGCCCTACTTGTAAGAACTCATTATAAGATTTCATGGCAGCTCTTGGCAAACCACTAGCCTTTTGTCTACGATAAACTAACGATCCATGATTACTGTCCATAAGATCTACTTTAGGAAACAGTTTTTCCATTTCATGAATGGTAGGTAATGAGGCTTGATGTTCGTCACCTGCACTATATAGGTCAGGATCACTGTCGTGAAAACTTATAGCATGAGAATCAACTTCATCGCCAATGTGTATCACACGATCTGGTTTGTATTTTTTTTTAAGTGCTTTTAAAAAAGGTATTAGATCAGGATGGTGGTAAGGACAATGGGTATCTGAAATAACTAGTATGACCGAGTTCTTAGACATACTAATTTATACACTAATTTACCCTATATGTGCAATACTACGTAAATGTACGAATAATCAAGAATAACATCTGAGCAAATACTGTAGTGCCTATAAACCACACTAAAGCACGCAATTGTCGCATGTCTTTTTCAATATGGAATAGATGATTATCCTTGAGGGTATTGAGCTTATTATCCATTAGCTCTAGTTTACCCTCAATGCGGATAATAGCTTCTCTATTCTGACTTTCCATCTTCTTCTTTTTCTACTTCTGCAGGCAGATTGTCTTTGAGGATTTTGCCATAGTGTTCTGATAAAACATTTAACTCATCATTTTGTAGTGCAAGTTGATTACGTTTGTTTGTAATATTTTGTATTTGCACAAAAGCAACTTTGCCTTGATCGTTTAATTTATTTTCATCATATTCTTTTTCGTCTATTATAAACATATTATCTCCTTTATTGATTTGTTTTAATATAACAAATTAAGATGCTCTTTTCCACATATAAACTACGATATATGGATTCATGTGTGTTACTGCATCTCCACTACCAACACTGCTACTTGTAAATGTGCCACTTGCTGAACCTTGGTCACCTCTTTGTGGTATGTGATCAACACCATCTAGATGTCTAATTCCTTGTTCCATTGTCCAAGCAGAAAAGGTATGACTATGAGCTGGTAAGTTTGCTTCTGCAAGAGTGTGTGTTTTAGCACCACCAGTTTCTTCACCTGTATCAAAATCACTATCAGAACTTAATTGACTAATTAACATTTTACCTTCACCAAAACGTGACCATGAACCAAAACCTAATAATGTATTGGGATCAGTTGCGTTTATATTCATATAGATAGAACCAACAGGATAAGCAGCTTCAGCTAAACCTGTACCAGTAACAGTTAAATTACCTCCTACAGTAAGATTACCTGTAGTTGTTAATGTATCAACAAACGCATCTTTAAATCTTTTAGCAGTTGTGCCAAGGTCTACATCACTATCAGTAGTTGGGCCAATACTGCCATCTTTAACTTCTACTTGTGCAGTGCCTGATACTACTACATCTATTTGATCGTCAGTAGATGCAGATAAGTATGAATCTTCATCATCATCTAAGATAACTCGACCACCACCAACTTTTATTGCAGGGCCAAGTTCTACTTTAGTAGGGTTGCCAGAGGCAAGAGATATGCCTGATAGGTTTACAGTTAAGTTTGGACTAGAATAACTACTACTACTAATCGCACCAGTAACAGTGTTACCGCCACCATCTAATATTCTTATTGGTCTACCAGCATAATATATACTTGTAAGGTTTGCAGATGATGTAATTGTTATGGTGTCAGCATCACTACGAGTAACTGTATATTCACCATCACCATCGCCATACTCTACAAAGCCTTCACCAATTTGATTGTACATACTACGCATATTAGCCATAGTTTCTCTAGCTGCATTATTGACATCAGATGGAGCCATGCCTTCTGCAAAGTTTGTACTTTGTACTGTTTCGTTACTACTAGCTGTTGTACTGTATTTACCTACGCCTGTTCCAGCCATTGTTTTATTCTCCTAGTTAATTATTTTTTTGTTCTTTGTTTTGTCTGACGCTATCTGAAGCAACTATGCCTAATTCAGTAAAAACTAAATTTACAAATTTGTTATCTGGTATATTTCTATATCCTGTCAGTATAGCTCTACCTGTTTTTGATGTTAAAACTCTACCTATAGTAGCGTTTTTAATTAAAGAAATTATTGCACTTCTTTTAAATTCAGAAGCCTGTGCAACTGTTTCTCCTCCAACTATAGAAGTACCAACATCTGATTTTGAACCAACAAAACCAACAACATTATCTACATTTTCTAATGCTTTTCTTTCAGCAGTAGTTAGTAAATCTAAAATACCTTTATCAGCATAATCTTTTATTATACTTTTGTAAGTTGGTGCAGAAATTGTTTCAACACCGTCTACTACAGTAGAAGATCGTCTTATAATGTTATCAATAATTCCTGCACGTACTTGTGTTCCAGCGTCAGTAGACATATTACCTACTAATTTTTTTACTTGGTTTATATTTTTACCTGCAGAACTTAATAAATTATCAATAAATGGTTTTGCTAATTCTTCACTATTCATCATGTTTAAACCATTTTTTTGAATTTTATAAATATCGCTTATAGATTTTATAAAAGGTGCAGCCCTACTACCTAGTATAGCTCGTATTGATTGCGTTGATGTACCACCAATAAAATCTAAAGTTTTTGAATTGCTTAAAAATTCACCAATAAACGCATCTTGTACTTTAGACCATTCTGCAGCTCCAGGCCCTCCGTAACTACTACTACCTCTACTTGTACCTGGATAGAACATCTTTTTTAATGTATTTATTGTAGTTGGTTCATTTAAAGAAAATAATCTTTTTGCTAATAACGCTGGTGTTTCAGTGCCTGCAGCATTTATAATAGCTATTTCGTCTAATTGTTTAAATCTTTTACTTGCCATAGTATTGGCTTTATTCCAAGCCTTAACAAATCCACCATCTTTGTTAGTTGGATTTTGTATGGTTTTAGTTATAATATCATATAATTCCATAGCTTTTCTTTGTTCTTGTCTTATACCTACTTGCCCTGCTGGAATTTGTTTTGCATCATAAACTCTTTGCCTAAAAGCATTTAAAACTTTAAATGTCATGTTTTCAGGTGGCAATTTAGTTATTTGATTTACAATATCTAATAATTCTGCTTGTAAAGGTTGTACATTTATAGCACCACCTTTTGTAGTTATTGCTTGTATGCCTTGTTTTAAAGACTGTGCTGTATTAGAAACTGTAGAGGCATCAAAAAAAAGTTCTTGCCCTTTATCACTTAAAATTTTGTACGCATTATTGTATGCAGCACTAACTTTATGTTGACTTAATTTTTCCCACTGTCCAATAGCTTTAGAAACTTCTTTGCCTGCACCAGTTTCACTAACAAAATTTCTTTTACCTAATTGATTTAAAGCAACTGCAAGTTGTTTTTCTTCTAATTTAGCTAATTGGGTAACTAAATCGTCATAATTTTTTGGGTTAATTTGCGACATAACTTTGTTAAGTTCACGTTGTTGATTTTGTATAACATCAACTATAACACCAGAAGTAGAAGCAGATTGTCCAGATAATTTTTGTAAAAATGGCGAATTAGTTAATTGACCAACAGTTAGTTCGCCTATTCCTAATTCTGTTGCAGATTCTTGTGCAAGTCTAGCTTCATCACTGACTTTAAAAATACCACCGCCTCTACCAGCATTAATTAATCTTTGTAAAAGAACACCAGCCGTAGCACCACCAAGTTCAATTAAACCTGTGACTGCAGCTCTTTGTGCCATTTGACCAAATGTTTCTTTGCTAGTGCCAAATACTTCTTGCCCTGCTTGTACTACACCTTCAGTAGCAACACCAGTAGCACCAAATAAAGCCATGTTACCTAATATTGTTGTAGGGTTCTTTGTAGCTAAAGTAACGCCAATGGATGTCAACATTTCAGGATGTTCTAACACTAATTCTGACATATCAGTTAAAAACTCTTTTCCACTGCCAAAACTATCTAAAAACGGTTTATCAACAATGCTAAAACTATCTTCAGGCATTTTTTTATATGCTAATTTATTATTAATAAATTTAAAATCACCGTTAGGATATTTGTTAAAAAAAATATTAGCTTTTTCTTCAAAAGTATCACCACCTATAGCCATTTTCATTCTTAATGAACTTTCTAATGGTTGATCTAAAACTTCTCCTGTATTTGGATCTTCTACATATCCTTTGTTTACTTTACTGTTTTTCTCATATTCAGCAAATTCTTCTGCAAATGTAGCCATCTATATACCTCCAAACAAACCTGATATTGTTCTTGATCTTTTTATATCTAACATTATATCAAATGTGTCTTGTTTAGAAAAACCAAATTTCATTAATTGTTTTGAAAATTGTTCTTGTGATTTGTCTGCTTCTTCTTTTGAAATACCGTAGGTTTCAGCATCAAATATTAAAGTGGGTTTAAATTCAGGATTTCCTGCGTTTTTTACAAATGAATTTCTATCTGCAGAAACAATATTCATTTCGGCTACTGCTTTTACTGCTCCTACCGCTTGGTCAAAAGAATTAAATGTTTTTAATACATTTAAAGCATCATCTACAATTAGTCTTTCTTTGTCAGAATAACGACCACTATTGTCACCTGTCATTTCAGCTAAATTTTCACTTACAAATTTAATCGATTTAGTTTGAAAATTTCTTTGTTTTTCAGCACTGATTCCACTAAAATATTCATTTATAGAGTCTTGATACTCAGGTAAACCAACAGCACCAAAAAATCCACTTACCTCTCTTTGAATTTTACCTGCAACTCCAACAACATTAGGCCCCATAACTTGTAAATCTTGAAACAACGATACGCTTGACTCTAATGCGTCTAATGACTGCGAGTAAGCAATTGAAGCTGCTTCTGATTGTTTAACTGGTACTTTACCAGTATAAATATTAGTAGATTTAGTACCATTAATAGAAAGATTTTTAATATAACCATTTTTTGGATTTAACAATTCAGTAATTGGTAATGAAACGTCAGTACCAGGTTTAAATTCAATTTCAGTTATACCCTCAGTTCCAAAATTATAACCCGATTTATTTGCTTCTTCTATATCTGTTTTTGACAAAATTCTTGTAGGGTTAAAAGTATCTTCTTTAGGTTGTAATAAACTAAATGCTTGATTACCAAAAGCATTTATAAATAATTCAGGATCTTCAGCAATAGCAGCATCAAAACCTATGTCACCTACTTTTTTTGCAAATTTTGCTTTGTTTAATTCATCTAATTCATTAGGAGAAATAGCTGGTAAAAAATTTCCAGTTTGTATTTGTTCTTCAGTTGCAAGTACATTACCTCCTGCAGTAGGACTAAAAACTTCTTTAGTAGTAGAAAATTCTTTAGGAGCTTGTACATCAGGTAAAACTCTTTCACCAGTATCTACGTAATAATTATAACCATCAGCACCTTTTACAGTTTTTCTTTCATCAGCATCTGGAAAAAAAGATTGTTCAATTTTTTTAGCTTGTAAAGCACCACCTAATAAGGCTTGACCTATAGGTTGTCCTTGTGCAATGGCCATACCAATACTTAATCTTGGATCACTTAAAAATCCACCAAAACCTTCTCGTTTCGGAGGTGCAAAGAAACCACCTTTGTCTGATGAGAAAAACCCTCTAGGGTTTGTAAATGGGTTAGTAAATTGTGCCATAATAATCTCCTATAAAAATCCACCGTAACCTAATAATGCACCAATCGGTGCACCAAAACCACCTAATGCAGAACCTGCTACAGCACCACCAAAGGCACCACCAGCACCACCAGATTGTTGACTTGGGCCAGTTGCATAAGAAGTAGGAAACCCACTACCTATTGGTGAAATTAATCCAGCGTATTGTCTTAAAATATTAAATGGTGCTTCTTGACCAAATCTAAATCTTGCAATTTGATCTTGTAATTGTCTGTTTGCAAGGTTTTCATATGCACTGCCTACACCACCTACAGCTCGAATACCACCCATTCTTCTTTGATCCATGGCACTTTGTAAGCCAGGTAATGCTCCTGCTGCTTGAAACTGTCTGCCTAAACCACTTTCTAATGATTGTAATTCTCGGCCTCTTTCTAAAGATGCTTGTTGTGATGCGATTGGTGCGTATGCTGTTGCTACACCCCTTGCTGCTGCTTGTTGTGCAGCTGGACTAGATCCTGTTCTACCCATACCACCAAATTGTGATTGTATGTTAGACATGACATCAGAGGTAATTCCTGATCTAACATCAGAAAGGTAATCAGCTTGAGGCGTTAATTGCGAGTATGAACTAGGCATAGATCCTGAAGCAAATTGTCCAAAAGTGTTAGCAGCTTGACCAAATAATTGTGATGGCCCAGCTTGTTCTAAACCAGCTGCTTGTTGTAATCTTAATGCTTCTTCAGTTTGCGGAGCAAAAGGTACAACGGTACTGCCAGGAAAATAGCTTCTACCTGTACCACTGCGGTATAATCTTTCTGCTTCGCCTAATATATCTTTTAAATATGGCTCTGCTGCACCGTAAGGCTCAGTTTTTGTTGTTGTTGTTTGATTTCCACCACCACTTGACATACTTAATTCTCCAATTTCTTTTCTAGTAAATAATGGGTTGTCTTAAACCCTTGTTGTTGTAATATTTTTGACCAACCTGGTCTGGCATAAGTTTCAAAGTGCGTACACTTATTACTTTTAGCCCATTTTTCAACCTCGTGCAATCTATCTTGCCAAAGTTTTCTTTGTTTGCCAGTACAAATAAATATATTAGCAACTTTTGTGTTAGGTCTTACAATAATTCTAGTTACCATAACCCCTTTTAGTCTATCTTTTGCTTCTTCATCCCATGCTAACCACAACTGGTTATCACCAGCTATACAGTCTTTAAAAATATCATCCGTATTAAAATGGTTGCCAGAATATTTTAAGGCCTTAGTAATTGCATCATCAACTAGAGACCAAACTTGTTCTATGTTTTCTTTAGGTATTTGTACTACACCAATCATGTAATTGCTAAATAAGATATTATGCCTGAAATAACATCAGCAGTTGCTACCGTAATTTTTAAAACATCACCTGCCTCAAGTACCATAGAATTTTCTACACCATTAACAGTTGTACCTGATGATACCGTATTATTATATACAGTAAAAGTAGTACCACCACTAGTTACAGATAATGTTACTAAAACATTTGAGTTGTGTGTACTAGCAATTTGTACTGATTTAACAATAACTGCAGTATTACTTGGTGCAGTAAAGATTGTAGTAATACTTGTGCTATCTAAAGCAAAGAATTCATTTTTATAAGTATGTGCCATTACTCAACGCTTTCTTTAAAACCATTACTTAAATGTTGCCAAAATTCATCTAATGGATTGTGTTCACAGTTTGCACATTTGCAAGTAACACACACACCACCATTACTACAATGACATTCATGCTCACAATTTCTACATTGTCCTACGCTAGAAACCATGCTACTACCTCTTGGTTTTCATCATTATGATATCGTACTAATTGATTTCCAATATCTTCTAACACTAGTTGAAAGTTAGCTTGGTTATCTAAATCTTGATAGATATATTCTAAATCTCTAATGCTTGTCATTA